ACTTCGATAACTCTCTGAGCTCTGCGCTACTGTAGTAATGGCCAGGCTCTCTGGCTGACGGTATTGCGTTATAGAACTTAGTGAAGCCAGCTTCATACGCGATCTTGGTATCGTCACTTTCTTCAGGCAGATGAGTGGCAGTAATGATTAGCTTAGGATTCCACAGATGGTTATCACAAGCAGACCTTTGAGTCTCTAGATCTAACGCCTTATTGGTGCGCTTGCATATCCAGGTAGCTCCGTTAGAACTTGTTAACGGCTTAGAGAATGCACAGTTTCTACAATTGACAGACTCAGGGAACCTTTTGCGCTGATATATATCAACATACGCCTTAGACTGCCCCTTAAGCCGCCAGTCCTTCTCTGACATTCGCCCTTGGTGTAGGGGCTCTTCGCTCTCAATGATCCTCTCAGCGCGTTCCTGTGCCTTCTGCCAGATGTCTGGGTTAAAGTCTATCATTTGAGAGTAGATATGACTGTTGTTCTTATTGACTACAATCACCATGCATTTGGTCAGACCAAATACCCCCATATACCCATGGATCTGCCATCGATAGGTCTCACTCCAAAGCTCGTAGTCACCTAGCTTTTCCAGTTCTTTCCAACGCTTATCGTTTGCGCTCTTGATCTCAAGGAGAACTACTTCTTCCTCGTTTGGCGGGGGCAGTACACCCATCAACCAACCGTCACATGATCCTGCGAAATGTCCTCCCAGGGTAGATGCTCTGATCTGATTGCCGTTCTTGTCATGAGAAGCGATCGATACACCAGTCGCTTCCTTGCTGTCCCTGATGTTGTCAACCACTTGGTCCTCGATACGATTACCCAGGTCAAACAGTCGTAGCATGCGGCCATCAAAGTCACTGGGCAAACACCAATGGAAACTCATCCACTGTTTGTGTTCATCCTCATCTCCGATAACACTGAAACCAAGATGGCCCCTATGCCCCTCGTTGTTAGAGGCAATCCACTCATCAATCTTCTCAATAATAGACGCTGACAACATTCCAATACCTTCCTTCTTTTCTAACTGTAATCCTTTGTATGTGATTGAAGACCCCATGCTCATTAATGAGCTCTTCCCCCTGTGATATTGTGTAAGGAACCGGAGTCCCGCCAACCGCGCATGCTTTCCATTTCTTCTTAGCCATCATCCCAGCAGGTCCGTTCATGCCTATCATGAATGGCATGTTCTGAGGCCAGTATTCATCAACCAATTTAAACTCCACATTGAGATACTCGTTACCACTCTTGGACTTCTTCCTTGCAGCCCTGGTGAACTCAACCTCTTTAATCTTCTCGACTTCTTTGAAGCTGCCACTCATCTCATCTGAAAGCACACTGCCTTGGGCAGCGGTCCTACTGGTTGCAACCTCTGGTTCTTTTCGTTCAGGAGGCGCGGCACCTTTTGGTTTATCTGCACCACACTCAACACACTTCTTATCGATCCAGTCGTTAACGAACAGACATGGGTTACCTGATGGTGTCATTGCATCACACACCCATATCTTGGGTTCATCTGTATCTGGTTTTGTTGAGGGTGCAGCTTTGTCAATACAGCCATGACGATCGATGTTCTCGCCATAGTCCAAGAGCAAGCAGTCTTTCTTGTCTCCCCATGTGCGCATGCCTCGACCACAGATCTGCACATACAGACCTAATGATTTGGTTGGCCTGAGTAGCGCAATGCAATCAGTCCTGGGCGCGTCCCAACCTTCAGTGAGCACCGCTACGTTACACAGCGCATTGATCACGCCGTCCTCAAACTTCTCCAGTATTTCAGCGCGCTCTTTGCCCGGTGTATCGGCGGTGATAACAGCAGCTTCAACCCCTGCATTCTGTAACAACATGCACATCTTGTTAGCGTGTGCGACCGTGACACAGAAGAACACAGTGCTTAAGCGACCTTTGCTGTATGCCTTATCAATCCAGTCAGCGATCACCGCTAGCATGGTTTGATCTTCCATGGCCAGCTTCTCAAGGTCTGACTCACGGTAGTCACCACCCTTGAACTTAACCCTAGCAGTAGACGCATCGATGATCGCATCATCACTCACCTTGAAGGCTGAGAGCCGACACAAGTAGCCGTCTTTAATCAGCTTGGGGATCCCTGTCTGGTATGCAACCCCGCCAAAGAACTCCTCTTCAAGACCATAGATAAAGCCCTGACCCATACGGTATGGCGTAGCGGTCACACCAAATAGTTTAGGCTGTAAATATTGTTTCGTTTTAAAGTTCGCAAAGATCTTTTGATACCGGCTGGCCTTCTCAAGCCCCACATGGTGAGCCTCATCTACAATGATGTAATCAAAGTGACCAGAACTATCCAGGCGTTTAGGCGTTGCCAGCGTATCCCTGCTTGCAATAACTATGTTGGACTCAGTATCAAACTCTTTTAACCCCGCTGCGAGTATGCCGCATGGTGCCTGGGGCCATACAGATAACAGCTTATCCTTAGCTTGGCCAATCAGTTCCTGCCTGTGAGCAAGGATTAGCACACGGCAACCGGGGTTCTTTTCAAACAGCTGCTTGATGATCGTTGCAAAGACAATCGTCTTACCACTACCCGTAGGCAGCACAATCAACGGGTGAGTGTGTTGTGTGTCCAGCCACTTGAGCGTTGCATCAATGGCTTCTTGTTGATAATACCTTAGCTTCATTTAACCTATAATTCCTATGAAGATTTTCTGATGTTTTGGTCCAGTAATTTCTTGGCCAATCCTTAAGATCGTTCTTGCCCAATATCTTATTGATGGCCCGCTTCCTACGGTGCAGCGTTAGTGATCTATCTAATGACATATGACCTCCTCTTTTATTTCAGAAGAGAGCATGTCTTTCTTTGCGTATTCAATAAACGCTTCCAATGCATTTATGTCAGTAAACTCAATGTGATAAGCCAACGCAAAAGACAGGCACGCTTCCATGAAAATATCAGGGTCAACTCCATCCTCCATTGCGGTTGCAAATAATTCTCTTAGAGAATCTAAAGCCACCATGTGTGACTCGCTTTTAACTTGAATCTCTACCATATTTTTTCTCCAGTCTTTGGACTTCATGTTGTGCATAAAACAATATCTTCTTCGCATCCCGCAGCTGATCACTGTGAGATGCCTGTCCATATCTATAACATGACCTGAATATTTCACCAATCTGAGCGTTCATATCCTTATGCGATATCAAATGTTGTAACTCCTTGGCGTAGTCAGGTAGTTCATAGTACGAAGCAGTGCTTCCGTCCGACTTAACTTTCTGTTGCTCACTCATCTCTATCAACCTTCTTTGCAATTGCTCCTACCACCTGGGCAGAAGCAGGTATGTGCTTTTGAATGTCAGCGAAAGGAATGTTTTCTATCCTGGCTACTTCAATTTTGCCATCGATCTTGTATTCAACTTCCATATCAAATTTAGCGGGTTTCATTTATTCCCCTTCCGTGATGTCTTTCACATCAACGTGAAAGAACTTATAGACATTATCGAACACCACGGCTGGCTGACTAAGAATCTCAGTCACCTTATCCATGGCATGCTCATCGTTGTTCGCTTCGATCTCAATGTACACGGTGACCCTGTAAAGATTAGGGTTCACTGGATTAACTAGCTCATCAAGTCGAATAAAATCTTCTGCGCTAATTTTTGCCTTGACCCTATCAATCGACATGCCCAACGCATCCATCTTGTACTTGTCAGAGAACTCTTCAAGCAACTCAACTAGAGTAGGAGAAGAGCTCATTTGCCTTTAGTCTCTTTAAAGTTCTGCTTCGCCCTGGTCAACCACTGCTTCTCTTGTGGCGTTCCATACCAGATCAAAGCCTGCATCAGTCTCCTCAGTACAGTTTGAAAAGTGCAGGGTCTTCCTTCTCTTGATGGATCCTGCTTGATTCTAAGATTCAACTCCCTTATCTCTCTTACTGTCTTCTGTGAATCCTTGAATGCACTCCACTCCTGGCTATGCACCATCGAGCTTCTGCTCCAACTAGGTGGCTTCTTCTTCTTGTAATCTAACTGAGGCATGTCATGCAATTTGTCGCATAACAATTCCAAATCATCGTAAGTATAAGAACCAAAATACGCATAGAACTTTGCATCTACTGCATGAGAGTCAGTGCTGTCTTCATCAACAAAATCTTTTTTCTCGATTGCAGATCCGAGCTCTTGCAAACTGTCTAACTTTACTTCTTCTCTACCCTTCGGAGCAGCATGCACAATGGTTTTCTTTGTTGCTTCTTTCTTCTCAGGCAGAGACTCCTGCTTTTTTACTGGTTCAGCCTCCTTCGGTTCCAGTTCAAACGTGATGGAGTCTCGGTCTATGAAGGTAATCTTCTTAATGATAACCCTCTCCTCCTTAACACTAGCGCCTTCATGGTGCCTCCACTCAGCGGGATTGTTTAAAGCAGATAAGCCGACCGGCATAGCGTCATGAGACATGATGTTGCCAAGCCAGATAGCCACCATGGTGTACCCACTCTGTATCTTTTCTTCAACCGAAATCAATTCGTAAAGACAATCTTTAAAGATAGAAGCGTCTTTGTCTAACGGCCTCTTTGTCATGACCTTTTCAAAGATCATGCCTGGTCTTAAGTTTGATGCTTTCATAAGACCCTCCTAATAGGTATAAATTGTTTTAGTAAAGGAGGCGACTACGTTTATGCAGTAGTCAGGGTGATCACTGAATGCAGTCTCAATGGCAGAAACCAATGGATCAAGCATAGCGGCTCTATCCTTAAGGCTCATTTCCTCATGTGTTTCGTAATCGATTGAGATCGGTATCCTAGTTAAAAGCCTGCGCTTAAGGCTTCTGGTTTCCTCGCAGTAGATGTCTATACCCATGTCCCTGTTTTCATGGAAGACCATAAGACTCGGATCACACAAACGGTAGATCGTACCGTCATCGAGCTCTTCTAACTTTTCCTTTGGAACTAACTGCTCCAAGCTTTGAATTCTTTCTTCAAGCTTTCGGTTTTCTTTAGCCATTCTGTCTCGTATTTCTATGAACCGCTCAACCTGGTCTTCAGAAACTTTTAAATTTCCTTCGAGGTTTTTTACACGCTCTATAAGATCTTTCTTTAATTCCATTTGTTTCACCCTACTATGTAATTGCTTTGGTTAAGGCCCGTTTCCAACCACAAGTGGGCCAAGCTTGCTCCGAAGAGTGAGTTACTCTTTGGTTGTATACTCGGTTACGACCACTGTGCCTTCTGTAAGTTCTCAGAAGGTTGAGCAGGTGCTTGCTGGTTTACATCTCCAGTAGAAGCAGCTGGCTCAGTAGGTGGTGTGGACTCATGATCAGGTGGGAAGTACCCATTAAGCTTGTTGTTTATATAGCCGTTGTACTCCTCCTGTATTAGCTTGGCTTTAAACTGTCTGCCCATAGCACTGTTAATCATATCCTTTGTGATCTGAGGATTAGGATCGATGCTCACAGCACGCATCCACTTCTTTAACTTGCTGTACGCAACCTGATTGTTAATAACGAAGTAGTCGAATAAAGGTCTCCTACTCGCATGAGCAGGGTCAACGAACGAAAACGTGACGGTCAACATGTCAGCACCAGTTTTTTTAGATGGTGTGTCAGGATCAATCACAGTCGCCTTCATAAGGTACTCCCCTTCTGGTAGCGGCTCCGAACCTACGCTGTCAGGTATATCACTGACATCAATTTTATTATCGAAAAAGCCCATTTGTTCTCCTTATGCAGCTTCTGTTTTAGTGGATGGCG